TCACCACTGGTGAAATCGTCCCAATCGGTTGTGCTGTTGTTGTCGTCTGTGCCCCAAACGCCAGTTTTCATAAAGTCCACACTGAAAGCGCGTTCCTTGCGAATAAGGGACTGTTGAGCAAGCCAGCGCAAGCCAGTCTGCTCAAGAGACATAGGCATTTGATTGTTATTGCGATCTTCATCCGCGATTGGATGTTCCAAACCCCACAGAATAGCCGTGCCTGTAGTGCTTTCCACGCCGTACCCTGAGCGGGCAAACTTGCCGCCCGGAGCGCGGTTCTTGATCTCATCCAAGAACCAATATTTCTTGGTCAGGATGTAGTAAGTAAATCCCTTTTTATCAACTTGTACTTGAGGGAAGATGCGCGAGGCGATAAAGCGATCACTCGCCTGCATGTATCCCAAGAGCATGTTGGTCAGGACGGGATCAACTGCCTGAATTGAAGAACCGGTAGGTTGGGACATTCTAGTACCTCACTCCGCCGCCACCCAGGAGGTCAACGGTGATAATATCGTTTTCAGCACCCGAGGCGGTCAACGCTCGCGCAATAAATGCACCGTTGTCAGTCACACCCGCATCGGTGCCCTTGCTGGTGCTGTTTACACCCACGCGATCCGCAATTGCAATAGTCGAAGTTGCGACCATCATCTTACAAACGCCGCGAAAAGCCACTTCGGCCTCTTCGCCCCCACCAGGTGCATTTTGCAGAATACCGACATAGGTTGTGCCGACGGTGGTGGTGTTCAACGCGCCAGCCAAAACGACCTGTCCAGCGGTTGAGGCAAGTTTTACAGCCAAAAACTGTGAGGTTGCCAGTCCTGTTGAATTAGCCACGAGACCCGCGAGGGTGTCGTAGTCTTGTCCGTATGCCATGTTATTTCTCCTTTTTCACAGCCCAAGCCGTGAACAGTTCAGGATTTTCGGATTTGACAATCTCGAAAGCGGTGTTGTAATCCACTTTCTTTTCAGCCGAATACTTCAATACCAGTGCGTTAAAGGCCGCCTTCGGGTCGTCGATTGCGCCGCCCTCAGTGCCTTCCTCGCCGAGTAGTTTTGTGGTGTTGATCTGCGCGATAAAGGCGCGGAAATTCCGCATACACCATTCGCGCTGTTCGGGGGACATGCCAGCCATCATTGAAGCGGCTTCATCGGCAGCTTTTGACTCGACATACTGCATTCCGAAGTTGTCTTTGTTTTGCAGTTCAGCGACGATCTTGGCCTTTTCCGCAACAGCTTTTTCAACCTGTTCGCGTTCGGCTAATTTCGCCTTGAATTCATCGCGCTCTTGCTTCGTGGCTTCGTAATCCTCTGGCACAACCTCGATTTTTTGAGGTTCGACAGGGGTGAGCTTGCTGTTCAGAAAAGCCGTGAATGTGTCCCACAATCCAGCAGGGACAGAAATGTTTTCTGTTGCCATATCTTTCTCCTTTGTAACAGGTTCAATACTATATAACGCTGTTGCTTCCCCCAGATGCGGGGTGTGTAACATTGCGTCGCCCAAGATCAACGGTCCCATTATGTAGTTGCCGTTGGTTGGGTCTTCCAGTCCTGCATCGTCCCAGATGACCTCTGGACTGTGATAGCGGTATGAGCCATCACTGAGGGCTATACTTCCTTTGTCGTTCCATTCAGGGACGGCATATAAACCATCCTCGCGCACTTCCAAGCCGACGATATGCCCGCCTGCGGGCGTCTCATCTTCATGGCTGCCCAATTTCACGGGCGGCTTGAAGTGTGGAAGTTTGAATTTTTGTGCATACTCAGGAGTGATTTCCCGTGTCTTCCCATTCTTTACGATTTTGCCAAACGGAAACAGGCGGTAAGGTTCGCCCATCTTTGTATTCACATAATCGTCAATTAAAAAAGTCGTGTCCATTTGCCTCAAACGAAAAACGCCATCCTGTGAGTGGCGTTTGTAACTGCCACTGAGGACGGCGTTTCTAAAAAGAACTGCCAGATATTTGATTAAGCCGATAATACCACAAAATTAACTTTCTGTAGTAGGCGCGTCTTTCTCCTGCGCCCGATTGTACTCCAACTCAAAGTGATATTGAGGCGGCGGGTTCTTGACACTTTTCCGTATCTCCGCCGTGCGCGGAGAAATGCCTAGTTGACGTTCGATACTATCCACTAGCATCAAGTAAGCCTGACGTTGAAGCATAAGAACTTCGGTGGTAAGTTCGACCATTCTATCCGATCACAAAAGAACGGGGCGCGCCGCACTTTTTGCAATGCGTTCTCTCTATCTTGTTAGGGCTGCCGCAATATAGACACATGAATTCTTTTTGAAAAACGGGGCTTGAAATACTACCGCGACTTAATTCCTGCATGAATTCTTGTAAAGCGCCATAATCCTGTGCCACAAAATCCACACTAGCCCTAACAAGGCTATTTGTTTGTAACATATTCGGATAACTGTCTGAAAGAGACGTAATGTCTGCGTATCTATCATCAAAAGAATAACTCAGTGACGTTACCCATCCAAGCCTGTTTGGTTTACCTTGATTTACAAACATCGTAATCCTTTCTACTAACCAGTACCCGAACTTTTTGAATTCAGGAAATCCGCCATCTTCTGCGCGATCCCCTGCCATATCTTGTTGATCTTGTCTTGCGCCTTTGGAATAATAGCAGTTAACTTCCACCAGCGGTAGTGCATCCATGCGGGATCTTCGCCGATTACATGCGGAGCATAATCCAACTTCGTACCAAAGCGCCCCTCAACCATGCCAGAACCAAGTTTTTTTACCTGGTAAATATCAGGTTGCCCCGCAGAAGTGCCGCCCGTTTCAGACGAGCCAAGTGTGCGCCCAAGCGTGCCAGTTCTGCGATATGTGCTATCCGTTGGCGGTGGGGGATAGGGCGGCACGTTCTCCCATAAGGCAAGCAGGGTCGCACGCATTCCAATCTCGCTGATTTGACTCAGCTTGCGCGGGAATTGGCGCATGAGCGCGATAAACTCATCCAGTCCGCGAATCTCTACGCTATTTTCAGCCATTATCAAGACCTTTCAAAAATTCCCGCATTAGTTCAATCCTTCTTGCGGGGTCGCCTTCGCCGTGAAAGCCCTCAACAACAGCATTTTCAACATGCCTTTGTGCGGCTTTGGTTGAATTCCATTTTGCGTCAATCGGTTGAACGACGCTTATCTTCGGTACTTCATTTAGTAAGTTAAACATGGCCTGCTCGCGCCATCCGCGAGGGCCAGGATACCACAGCGCCCATATATTTACGAATTCACGAACCCGCTCTGTGTTTTTTAGATATAACGCCCCTACGTTGTAGTGTTCAGGTGGTCCAGCGTGTAATACCGCGCCGATACCATCCGCAGGGCAACCGTCCCGCAAGTCGGTGTTCATGTCCTTTATCATCGTATCAGCATCCAACCATATAACAAAAGTATATCCTTGCGCCAGGGCAAATTGAATTAAAGCAATCTTCGCCCAGCCGCCCATACCTGGCTCCCAATCGCTGACGATGTTTCCGAAGTGAAACTGGTAATCCATTGCGTGCATTTTAGCGTACTTCAAATTACGGGAGAGGGTAAGAGCTATCGCGTCCGCATAAATGCCATCAGTGTAAATCTGCTGCAAAATAACCGCTTTGTTCATGCGTTTAGTATCCTTTCAACCTGCGCCATGACTGCATCCACATTTACAACTGGCGAATTCCAGCAACGGCAGCGGACGTGTATCGGCGGCTTATGTCCATAATCATCTACATCAAATATCTGCCCCGCGAGAGGGGAGCAATACGGGCAAACTTTATCATCTCTTGACGTATTGAACTTTACTTGTGAAACAAACCCGGTTGCTTTCCACGCAATCGCATTACCCTCGGCAAACGCCCTGGTTATCTCTGTTACAGCTATCATGTTTGCCCTGTTTGCGCCGAAGATAGGTGTCAAAGTAGTTTCCAATACACTCAACGGATCACCGCTGCGTATCCAATTTGATAACGCCTCCTGTACCTGTGTTCTGGTTGTCTCGGTTATCTTCTTGATCAAGTCATAGCGGTACTTCTCAATAAACTTTAGCGCGTCCGTGTTAAGCACATCGTAATCGAGAAGGGTTTGAAGTTCGGGCGGCAAAGTATTTATACCGCCATCCATGCCAGAAAAAAGCGCGGATAGATACAGGCCAGATGCAGCCTCCCATAACAAAGCCTCTTCACTCAACCAGAATTGACTATCAAACGGGCTTGGCACTTCTCATCTCTTTAGCAGCTTTTAATATCCGCTTGCGCTGACCGTCCAAAAACTCGCTCATCATTTTCTCGTATTGTTTCTCGAATTTGGTACGCTTTGCTTCGTCTGGCGGGTCGGCCTCGTAATGCGTAATTGTATTCTGTTCTGGCTTTGTCACGCGCTCAGCAAATGCCTTAGCCGCCTCTGTGCGTTGTTTCATGACTTCTTCACGCTCACCCTTAAGCTGTTCGGGGTCACGTTCTGGCGCGCCTGCCAACTGGCGCAGCCATAACTCGTCATTCTCGTCCCACGTCAACAGGTCTTTGATGGAGGCTAGGAACGCGCCTATCTTTTCAATGTTCACACTCGATGCGGGGGTGTGCTCCAGCTTGATACGCTTGATCTCTTCCTCGGACGCGCCGTTCAGCTTTAACAAACGGTATACCGCATACTTGGTAAATGTCTCACTTACAATGTCGGCAATGGTGTTGACTGCCGACATGAAAAAGTCAATTGAATTCTCGCTCAGAGCCAACGAGCCGACGCCATCCTGGCCGAGCAAAAGGAACTGCGAGAAAAACGCCGTTGCAATTCGCTTCTCATATCGCTCTATAGCGTTGGACAATTGCTCAAACGACTTACCTGCGCCACTTGCCAATGTAAACGCCCACTGATAAGGTAGCACTAGTCCCGCTTGTTCGTCAACACGGATATTCCTCACGATCTTGGCCGCCTTACTTGCGTCACTGTTGGTATCGTCCTCATTTGTGTTCGCGCCTTGCGGTAGATTGATAACAGGCATACCGCTCACGTCGCGCTCGAAACCTATGCCCTCGATTTGTTGCAGGTTTTTGAGATAGTAATAGGACACCCAGGCGATACGCAGTAACGAACGGCCTTCGGGGTTGTTCTTTTCCAGTCGTGTACGAAACAGGATTGATTTCTCAATCGGCACATCAACCGCCTGAAACACAGGCGCGGCAAGCTGCCTGTATCCCTTCAATCCACCTGTATCATCAAACAACCATTGATAAATCGTGTCCTGCCCACGTATGGCAAATTTGCGCCATAAGTAGCGCCCGCGTTCGTCCTTCTGATATACGATCTCGAACATGGAAAAGCCAGCCCAAACAAAAGATATGGACTCGCTGATAAAGTCGTTCCATGATTGAGACATGGCTGCACGCGATTCGTTCAGCAGTTCTAGCCAGGGGTCGTTTTCGTTGTCGCTACTGAATTCCCACGACATTGAACGGATAATGTATTCAATGGCCAGCAGCCCCGCGCCAATAGTCGCGTTGTTGAGCCGCATTTCGTTGAAGCGTTTATACGCCTCTTTGCCGTGAAACTCTTTCAGAAAATCGTCCTTGATCTGGCCGTTATATTCAATCAGCCCCGTATAGCCTACCTCGCCTTTCTGTGTTTTTACGTTTGCCATCTTTCCTCTTTGACCGTATCAGTCAGTTATTACGTCTTGTGTGCAGAGATGGAGTCGAACCATCAGACTATCTAACCCTTACCGATAGCTCTCCCTGTACAGGGGAGAGGGTTGCCGATAACCCTATCTGCACATATATAATATAACGTTTGCGTTACCCGCGTGGGGGTTTCGCAACCTTGTTATTTTTCGCCACCGTACCCCCACGTCGGGTGCACGCTGTGTTATGCCGCTACTCAACCCACACATAACCTTACTGGGGAATTGAGCCGATACGCTCATTACTTTTGACGTCAGTGGCGAAAATTACCAAGACATCGCTTTTTTTGAGATACTCAGGTAAGGTGAGATACTCACGGTAACTATCACCTTTTTCTTCTAGGTATTCTCCATCTTGATATTTACAATTGCGCTCATAGGCTGTTGCTTTCTCTAATGTTTCATACTCGCTAATATAGTAATCATCGCCGCAACATGTACAAGTTACGCGCTTGGGACTATGATCGAAACGATTATAGAAAATGATTTTTGCTTCATTCTCTGGTGCTTCGATGAAGCAATGTGAAAAGTTTTCTTTCTGCCCACCGCCTGAGTGCATATCCATAAATTCTGTGAACATAATATTTTCCTTTCTTGGCTCGACACCTTTAGCAAGGTGCGGCATAACATTATATCAATACTTCTTTGCCCAGCCCGCAGCCTCATCAGCCTCGCGGAATTTGGACGCCTGCGCGGGTTGCTTGGAAATGGGCGAGCCCATATTACAAGCCCACCACGCTATACCCAAACCTATAACCGTATCGTCGTGTCCGTCCCCCTCTGCCGCCAGCCGCCATAAACCTGTTGCGGTTTGAGTTGACACATAAGTACTCATTTCGTGACGCTGTACGGAATGGTCTTGCAACTGCAACCCGTCTGTATGTATTCCTTCGTACAAATCTGACATGATCTCAGACTTACTTGCGTTTGTCGTTTCAAAGGGGATAACATTCATTCCGTCTTTTTGCAGCAATTCAATATTGACACTACCGATACTATTCATTTCAGCGCCCATACGCTTACAGCGCCACTTCTTATACATTTCCTTTATCCGCTTACGCTGTTCGCTCCATTCCAATTTACGGATATGCAATAAGTCAACTTGTACCTTTGCCGTCTTATTTATCACCGGCATGGCAGTAAAATCATTCGTTTGCCCGAAGTCCAACCCCGCCACGTACTCATGGTCTGGATTGTACTCCGCATTCATAGGAGCGGTAAAGACATTCGGCAAATCACCAAAGTAGCTGTTCCCCGAAGTCAAGAAACAGGAGATTGGATCCTCAGGATACTCCTGTGTGAACAACCTTTTCAATTCGTCAACCTTCATCCGACGCCATCGCAGCTGCGAATGGTCAAGGTTGTGTTTGCGGATTAGCTCGGCCTCTTCATCAGTCGGCTTGATCAGCTCACCGTCCAGCCTGTACTCCGCATCCCACCACCAAGGGAAGAAATGCAACGACCATACACCGCTTCCACTAAGCGCCTCCATGCACAACTCGTAGAACTTGCCCTGCGCCCCGTTAGGCGTGGACTCCAGCACCACATCGGGATCACCGCCCTGCATTGCGCCCGCGATGATCTTCTCGGCGTCAGGCCAGAACGCAACCTCTGAGCCGTGGAAATCGGTGTATGTGCCACCGCGTCCCTTTGCTTTGCCACCCGCTGTGCCTATCGTGACTTCGCTATCGAATTCGGGATAGGTAGTCACACTGGCATTGGCATAATGGCGCATGGGCTGAATATCCCCAAACTTGCAGTGCTTCCAGAAGCGGTCCGCCATCGCCCGTTTAGAGAATGCCAACGCGTCAGTAGCTCAACTGGCAGAGCAGCGGTCTCCAAAACCGCAGGTTGTAGGTTCGAG